GCACCAAATTTATCTATCATCAGGACTTCTATTATTGGTGAAGAAATTAATAATAAATTATCATTAATTGAATGGTGTAAGTCTAAACGTGAACAAACTGTTTATGGGTATGTCGATCATTATTGGAATGGTGTCACATGTTTAGAGTTGTGTAAAAGAATAAATCAATTTTTAGAATATGAATTATTTTGGGAGGGTGTTACTATTTTACATTCACCAGAGATCGTATCAAAGTATAATTTAATCAATATGATTTCAGATATCTTCGATTTAAAAATGTCAATAACTCCAAAAATTGGTGGTAAATGTTATAGAAATTTGCAAAATATAAAATGCATGATGATAACATCATTAAAACAACAATTAAAAGAATTGAAAGAATTTAATATTTGTGAATAATTGTTATGGGATATTATTGGTAATGTCTTTCAATAAAAAATAACTTTTTTCATTGATTCTTATTTTATTCCGCTAAATAATCGTAATGAGATTGTTTAGCGAAAAGGTGTCTCCCACCTTAACTGACTCTCCTCTTAACATCATCAAAGTTCAAGATTTCTCGGAAATCTTTTTCGGTGTCTATGAGATAGAGATAAACAAGAATAAATATCCAGTCGAAAAGATTTCCGAACACAACGGCAATCCGGTGGTTAGTATTCCAGTTGAGATGGGGGGTAAGACGGCGAATTATCCCTTTGTTCTTACCAAAGGGAAATTTGAGGTTGTTTTCAACGAACAGAGTGATTATGTTGATATTTTTGAATCTAAAATTGAGGATTCCTTTGAAGAGGAATCCAATGTAATAGAGGAAAAAGCGGAGATTTTTATACCCGAAATTGGGGAAGATCGCAAAAACGATATCCTCTTACAGATTCAAGAGGCTAAGAAAAATGCCCTAATCGCAGCCAAAAAGGAACTGGAGCTTAAAAAATCCCGACAAATCAAACAGATTCGGGAAGAATCAAATCAAAAGAAACAGGCACTTGAAAGCTATCTGGAGAGTGCGCGGGAAAATCTGGTTGATGAATTTACGATCATATCTCAACGAATCAAAAAAGAGGTTTTTGATAATAATGATGAGAAATATTTGGAAATTCGGGAAACGATTGATAACAAGATTGAAGAGATACGTGATTCTCTTGATGAATCTCTGAAAAAAGACTTTAGCAAGTCTTCCCAACTGATTGATAAGTCCATTAAGCAATTGGTCAAGGATTTGTGGGAAAAGAATATCAATCCGAAAGTTGATAAGGAACTTCGTGATATTGCGGTTGAAATCCACGAAAAGGTTTCAGAGATTGACAACAATTTAAATTCCAAACTGAATGAAAAGGCTGATGTTTCTTTGGTGAAAAGTGTCAATAAAGAGCTTGATGCAATTCGGGATGCTAATATCGAACTTAACAATTCCCTAAACAAAGGAGTTCAGAAAGCTCTTTCCCGTGTGGGAAATGTTGATAAAAAGGTAATACAAATTTCCGAAGAATTTGAAAGAAAGCTGGATGAAAAGGAACGGGAAGTCGTAAGTTATTTTGATGATAAGTTGGAATTAGTTAAAGAAGAAACCCTTGATATAACTGATGAAGCCAGAAAATATTTTCAAAATCTGATTCAGGAAAGTAGGGATAATCTACTCACGGAGATTCGCAAGATCAAAGCAGAAAAGCCTGTTGAATACATTTTGGAAACCAAAAAATCCGGCAAGATCGTCAAGGATTGGGATTCAATTGAAAAAGAATGGAACACCAAAATTCACGATAAGATTGAAAATGTAAAGATCGATCTTCGTAAATATGTGGCTGTTTATGCGTCTGGAGGAGGCACCAATGCCACTCAATATCAAGATGGGGGAACCATGAATGGTAATCTTACAATTGTAGGAACCATATCAGCATCTCAATATTTAGGAATTCCTATATATACAGATACAGACACTTTGAGTACAGTCACAGGTAGAGGTAATACAACTACTGATTCCATCACTGTCGGTGGGTTGAATGTTCAGGGGAATGCTACTGTTCAAGGAAATATAAGTGCGTCTAATGATGTATATGCTAATGGAAATAAATTGGCGGCTGAAACATTTGCTATAGCAATGGCTATTGCAGTAGGATAATTTTAAAGTAAATAACGAAAGATAATGAAGACATTAACAACAACATACGCTCTTACTGCATCTCCCGTGGGAAAAGTGCAAATTACTAATTATCCTAGTATTACATTGGATCAGATATTATTAATTACTAACGTAACTAGGAATATTATAATCTATAATTTTGCTGATCCGACTAAAGGAGGATACTTAACAGGTAATATTCTTACTCTTAGTGCTACTACGACATCAATGTTAAGCTCTGATAGACTTCAGATATTTATTGATGATTTAACAGCACCTGTATATGCAAGATATCAAGATTCTACATCTTATTCACCTGTTACATCAATATCAGCCGTACCAGCATTAACAGGAACAAATGCGTTTATTACTATAGATGCTCAGACTGGTGGCGCAATGGCATTACAAGGTGACTTAGATAAAGATATCGACAGTGTTACTACCTTTAATATTGGTTATGGTTCTGTTTCTAACTTCTTAACTGGTTCTACCCTTGGTACTGCTGTAACAGGTGTTGGAACACAGGTTCTTTCTGCTAACTCAAATAGAATTACTTTATTCGGTCAAAATCTCGGAACCTTACCACTATATATCAAATATGGTTTAGGCTGTAATCAAAGCTCATTCAACTTTATGCTATACCCCGGAACGGCTGCATATGACGGTAAGGGGGAGAAATTCTCTGATGATAGATACAAGGGAGATGTCTCCGTAAACACATTATCTGGATTATCTGGACAATATATTTTCTGGGAAGGTGTTTAATGAAATATTACGGTATTCAAAATGAAGTTAAGTCATACGTAAATCGCTTACAAAGCGAACAGGGTATTACTGTATCTTCCTCTGTAATAAAATCTATTAACGATAGGGTAGAGGCTTTAAAGAAGTCTGGTGACTGGAGTAGGTTTAGTTTAGGTTTTAATGATGTAGATGGTGATGCATATCTCACTAGAGCAGGTGTTACTGATCCCGTTGGTAGGTGCGAAGTTCTTTGGTTTACAAGAGGAATGAAGGCTCTTGATTTGTGGAATAATATGGTTTGTTGGCCAATGAGAAATTATCAGAATATTGGCACAGGTTCTACAGTATATAGCTTAGGAGGTCGTGGTATTTTTAATGGAACTGCTGCAAATAGTCCTACTTGGGGAGTAGATGGATTTAATTTTTTTAATGTATCACAATATATATCAACTGCTGCTACATCAAACCAACCTATGTGTATTTTTTCTGTTCATAGGGTTAATAATAATACTTCAGCTTCAAGGTTACTGGATTCTGCGGCTGGTCAGCTTTTATATGTTGATGCTAATACATTACTACTAGGAGCTGCATCAGCTTCATTAGGAACAGTAGGTAATATTTCTTTGAGTTCTTGGTTTACATCACAAGTTGAATTTAATGGAGCATCTGGCAACGCTAGTCTAAACGGTGTAGCTAAAACAACTAGAAACTTCGGTACTACTAATTTAAGCACTGGTTTAAGAATTGGTAGTTTATCCGTAGTACAATTTGGTAGAGAATGTTCTTTCACTTTGCTTTTAAGAGATAAATCTTCTGTAAGCTTACTCCACACTCTTTATAAAAACACCCTCGGAAACGGATTAGGATTACCATAATATGGCAAAAAGATATTACAATCTAGAGAGAGAAACTAAAGCTTATTTAAAGGCTTGTGATGAAAGAGGTATTTCTACTTTTACTAGTATTGATACAATAAATAATTTTTGCTTAAAACAAAAAGCTCTCAGTAGATACGCAGAAATATCTGACCCTAGACTATTAACTAACGTAGCTGCTTGGTTTGATGCTAGTGACTTAACTACATTAATTAAAACAGTTGCTACTAACACACAGGCTGTTGTTGGTGATACAGTGGAACGTTGGAATGATAAATCCGGAAATAATAGATATGTAGAACAACCAGTTTTAACTAAACAGCCAATTTTAAATATAACAAGTGGCTATAATAATTTAAACTTTGATGGTGTTGATGATGGATTATATAGAATTATATCGCAAAATTTACCATTAACTGTATTCGTAGTATGTTTACAAAAAACGTCTTCCGCTAACGATATAATTTTTCATACAGGAACTGCTGGATTTGTATTACAATTCAGGCAACAAGGAGGTGGAGGAGTTAACTGTGGGGGAACAGCAACTATAGCTGCACCTCTAAATGTAATACAATTATTAGGAGCAAGAACAACAACAAATCAACAATCTATTAGATTAAATAGTAGTTCAGAACTTATATACTCAGGTCCAACAGTTACTGCTACTACTTTAGGTATAGCTAATCAAGCTAACGTACAAGGTTTTTGCGATACAAGAATTTTTGAGGTTTGTTTATTCTCAGAAGATATGAGCGAAACTAAACAAAGTATAGTTAAAAATTATTTAAATTGTAAGTATAGTATTTATTTATGATAGAATCAAAGTCATATGGTCTTCAGAACGAGACAAGACAATACCTAAGAAGATTATATTCTTATGGTAGAGAATTAAATTCGTCTGATGTAGCAGATATTGATAACTTTATTAAAGGATTAAAACAATTAAATCTTTGGCATAGTGTAATTTGCTGGCCTATGAGGTCTATACATAACATAGGCGTAAGCAGTATAGTAGTAAGTCTTGGAGGATTAGGTATTTATAATGGAACGCTAGTGAATAGCCCGACTTGGTCTAGTGCTGGCATAAATTCTACAGCTATTGGTCAATGTATGACTACTACATTACGTCTTTTAAATCTTTTAACTACAGTAGCATCATATAAAGTTAACGTTGATTCTGGTATAATGAGTAGAATTATTTCTTCTTCTGCTAGTGGAGCTTGGTTTGCTACTAATAGGGTAGGGAGTGGAGAATTAAATGGAGTCAATGGAACTGTTACATTTTCATGGGGTGCTGGTCTAACAATAGGTATACCAACATTTGATGCTGTTATATTTGGATCGAGTACAAGAGGAGTTAGAAATAAAACTCTAGGAACTCTCACAACAGCATTATATCCTGCTGCTGGTGATGGTAATATTGGGTTATTTAGACCAAGTGGTAATTTTATTAATGCTACTGTATCTATAATGATGGCAGCAAATAGACAATTAACAACTACTGAAGTAACACTATTAAATGATCTCTATAAAACCACAATAGGGAAAGGACTAGGATTACCTTAATATGCCAACTACAAGACAATACACACTTGATATAGATACAAAGCGTTATCTCAATAGGGTTAATACTTATAGGTCATTGAGTGGGATTCCAGCTATTGCTGATTCTGATGCTGTAGCTATTGATAATTTTATTATAGGATTAAAGGATTTAGGAGTATGGTATAATGCTGTAGCTTGGTTAATGAGAAGTAAATACAATGTTGGTGCTGGAACTAATGTATTAAGTTTTGGTGGAACATCTAGCAATTATGATGGTAATATGACTACTGGAGCTAGTTGGGGATTAAGTGGTATTAATTTTGATCCTTTGGTAGGTACGGCAGCAGTAAATTATCCTACTTCTATTATTGAAATAATAAGAAATGATCACTCATGCATTTCTGTTATAAACAAACATGGTCAAGATAATGCTTGCATTTTTGAAGTAAGAACAGGTTCTGCAACTGGTTATTATAGTGTATTCTCCACAAATGATAATACAGTATCACAACTCTTTATACCAGGTTTTACTAGGAATAGTGTTGTATATTTTAGCTCTAACCGTGGAGGTACAGTGCCGACGGGATTTACATCTGTAGGTGGTACTGTAACACTAACTTCACAATCTGGTTATAAAAATGGCACACTAATAGCAACTGAATCTAACTTAAACATAAGAAATGCCACAGGAACACCAACACAAACAAGAACTGGCAACGGAAATATCAGGGTTGGCATACTTACTATTCCATTTGTTGTTATATTTAATACACCTCTATCAACCTCTCAACATAATAGTTTATACACATTAGCTAAAGCTACTATTGCTAAAGATTTAAATATACCATAATATGCCAAGAACAAGAACATACGGATTAGATGTAGATACCATTGCTTACGCTACTAGAGTAAAAGCGGGTAGCGGTAAGACTATATTACCTGAAAATCTAAAACAGCTTAATAAATTTGTAGTAGGAACAAAGAAATTAGGATTGTGGAATTCAATGGTATGTTGGCCAATGAGAAGTATCCACAATGCTGGTACTGGTTCTACTGTTTATAGCTTGGGTGGATTAGGCACTTATAATGGCACTATGGTAAATAGCCCATCATGGCAATCAGACGGCTCTGGTATATTTTTTGATCAAGTTGTAAATTATAAAAGAATAACAATACCAGTGAGAACAACAGGTTGGACACAAGCTTCTTTAGGGGCAGTCTTTAGAACAACAAATATATTACCGTTTACTTTGCTTGCGACATTAGATAACCCAGGAACAACAAATGATTTTGCCGCTAAGTTATCCTTGAGTATATTTCAACCTAATGGACAAAATATCATTAGAAGTATGGGTCTTACAGGTGGAGATGCGAGTAGATACTCTAGAATTACTAGTCTTCCTACACCATCAGGTTACAATTACTTTATGGGTCAAACAGATAATGTGTACGATCCTGCTAATGGCAATTTTCTTATTCAGCAAAATAATACTACCTCCAATGTTCAAGCTGGTACAGGTAATCTACCATATACTACTAATGGTACAGATAGCTTCTTATTCAATACATATGGAACGGCAGCAAGTAGAGCAGATACGGCAGCATTTGCTGTGATATTTAGAAGAGCATTAGGACTAGAAGTTTCTAATTTAGTTAAACAGCTATTTAAACAAACCATAGGTGTGGGGTTAAATTTACCATATTGACATATACAATTAACAGACTAATATAAAATTATGAAATACGCAACAACATTCAGAACATTTGCTTTCCCAGAAGCACTAATAGAACAACTCCCACAACTCACTGAGCAATTTGGTGAAGAAGCTACTGACGGATTATTATCAGTCAATACAATTGCTTGCGGTTGGGATGATTCGGAACATACAAGACTAAGAGCTTTAAGGTTTCCTGAAACAGCTTCTCTCACAGACCTTACTGATGGAAGAAAAGCATATACTGCTCTATGGTCACTCAGACTACTTGAAGCCTTTGAAGCTGGTTTATTGGCAGATATACAAGAACTAACACAAGAAGAATTAGTTAGTTTATTACCAGTATATGAAGAATAAGTAATCCCATGGGTTCTTTGGGATTATCAAAACGGAACAAGAAGTTCCATCAAGGATTTTATGCTCCCAAACATCCAACAAAATACGTTGGTAAGATTGATAATATAATTTATCGTTCAGGTTTGGAATTAAAGTTCTTCCGTTTTTGTGATAATAATCCCAATGTCGTAGAATGGGGAAGCGAGGAAATTAAAATTCCCTACAGGGACACGCTTCAGCAAAAGACACGGACTTATTTTGTGGACGCTTATGTGAAGATACAAGAGGGGGATATTGTCAAAAAATATCTGGTGGAAGTCAAGCCTTGGAAGCAGACGCAAGAGCCGAAAGCTGGAAAGGGTAAGAAGAAATCTAATCTGTTATATGAACAGGTTGCTTGGAAGAACAACATGGACAAATTTTCAAGCGCGAGGGAATTTGCCAAAAAACATGGCATGGAGTTCATTATTATCACGGAAAAAGAGCTAAATTGATGAAATTGTATTCCTTATGAATAAATAAGGATATGGCACTACCATTAAAGTTGATATCTGAGAATCCTGATTTCTTTGAAAATTTTGAAATCATTGAGGAACAATCAAATCGAAACAGTTCTTCTAACTTATATATATCCGGGCCGATGATAGGCTGCAATATTCGTAACAAGAATGGACGCTGGTATGACCTTGATGAAACTTCAAGGGATGTTGATAGATATATCAATGAAATGGTAGCACCCGGAAGAGCAATGGGAGAACTTGGACACCCCAACTCCCCCGAAATTAATTTGGAAAGATCATGCCACATTGTCACAGAATTGCATAAAACGAGTGAAGGTTATAACGGAAGAGCCAAAGTCCTATCAACACCAATGGGACAATTACTTCGTTCTCTCATCAATGATGGTGTGAAAGTTGGGGTTTCAACAAGAGCCTTGGGACAAATAGAGGAACATGCACAAAGAGGTAACGTTGTTAAGAATATGTATCTTGTTGCCATTGATGCTGTGGCTGATCCATCTTATCCAAAAGGATTTGTTAATGGTATTTTGGAGTCCGCATCATTTTTGATGGATCATAGCGGTAGATTTGAACCAGTGTTTGAAGATTTCAACAAGGCTCTTAAAACACTCCCCAAACGCGATGTTGATAATTATCTCCGCGCACAAATCATAAAGTTTATCAATAGCATTTGATATGTCCAAAAACCCGTCAATATGGAAGCACCGTAAATGGTTTGCTGATAAGGGAGAATTGGGAGAACTTATACTTCGAGCTAAGAATTTACCGGAATTCGAACATCGGGTGAGATGGTTGGGTGAAGGTTCTTTGATGTATCATCTATCCCAATTTCAATCTCCATATTATGGAACAAGTGGAACCCCCAAAGAAAAGGAACTTTACAAAGAATTCATGGAGTATGTGCTAAATAATAATACTATGGGCAAGACATATAAAGATTTGAAGAAACAGGGCAAGCACGTTTTTGATGGACCGGAAGTGAAACAGCGCAAGCATTTTGCCCCTGCAACCAAAACGGAAAAGCCGAAAAAAGGCAAGGGGTCATATGATCGCGGCAATGCTTTTGAAGAGGATGAGCAGAAACTTGGCGAAGTCCCCCCAAATCCAAATTATAAGAAACAAGACCTTGGTGAAGTTCCTATGAAACCAGATCATTGGAATAAGCCGAAGAAAAAATCCCTCGGTAAGAGAATTGCTGATAAATTTGTCAACAGGTCTGTTAGTGGTGGTAAAAAATCTTATGATGAGGATGAGCAGGAAAAGGATTGTTGGAAAGGTTATGAGAAAAAAGGCACCAAGAAGAAAGGTGGCAAGACCGTCAACAATTGTGTGAAGGAATCAACCGATCTCTCCAAATTCATTGAGGCTATCATGACAAGTGATCATGCGGAAGCCCACAAACAGCTTAAAAAAGCGGTGAATGATAAAATCCAGAAGCGAATTGCTCAAGAAATTGACAAACCTTTGTTCTGATTTTCAAAAAATTCATACTAAATCTCTAAATAATAATATGAAGAAAAAAAGCACGAACCTTTTCTCGGAAGACATCAAAAAAAGTCTGGGACTCAGCGATGAATCCGTAAATGCAATTCAAGAATCCCTTGAAGCCAAGATTGATCTGGCAGTTGAAGCCGCCCTTTTGGAACAGGATGATGTCTATGCCTCCAAGCTCAAAACCCTCATGTCATCTGTTGACAAGGATCGCACTCTCAAGATGAAGAAGATCATGGAAGCCTTTGATCGGGACAAGACCGCAAAGCTTGTCAAGGTTATTAAGAAGTATGAGCGCGAACAAAATGGTGATCTTCTCAAATTCAAGAAACAACTCACGGAATCTGTAAGTGCTTTCCTTGACGAGTTCATTGATGAGTCCATTCCAAAAGCTGATATGACTCAAGCTGTCAAGAACAAAACCGCTTTTTCCGTTCTGGAAAATCTCCGCAAAGTTCTGGCAATTGATTCCGCTGTCATGAAAGAATCCGTATCTGGTGCCATCGTGCAAGGCAAGACCGAAATCGACAAGCTCCGCAAGGAAAACGAAGACCTCAAAAAGAGTGTAAGCGTTCTTGCAGAATCCAAGAACAAGTCGGAAGTCAAACTTTTCCTTGAAGGCAGAACTTCCAAGTATCCTGAAACCAAAAAGAACTTCGTTAAGAAGGCTCTGGGAGACAAGTCCCTGCAATTCATTCAGGAGAACTTTGATTACACCGTTCGCCTTTTCGAAAAACAAGAGAAAAAGCAACTGGAAACCATCAAGGAAGAAGCTGTCCAAAACCGCAAGCACAAGCCCGATTTTGTAAAAGAACAAAAAATTGTCACGGAAAAGGTAAATACTAATACGGATGAAGAATCTGATCCTTATGTGTCTGTTATGGATTCCATGACATTCCGTAGGTAAACAATTTCCACCCCGCACTATGAGGAAGTAATTCCTGAACAATGTGAATAGAAAGTCAAATATATGAATAATCTACCATCTACTGATATCCAAGGCTCCAAGATGCAACAAGCAGTTGCCAAGTGGCGTAAAGTTCTCGATTATAGCTCGGACTCGATCCCAGCTATTCGTAACGAACACGTTTACAAGACTACTGCAATGCTTCTGGAAAACCAAGAACAGTGGTGCTACCAAGAATCGAATACTGCTGCCTCCGGTGGTGTGTTCGGTGCAACGACTTCCATCGGCAACGGTATCGCTAATAGCGACTCCTATGCGACTGGTGATGCTCGTCTGCCAAAGATTCTGATTCCTATGATTCGGCGTACTTTCCCAGAACTGATCTCTAACGAAATCGTGGGTGTTCAACCCATGGGTGGTCCTGTCGGACTTGCCTTCGCTCTCCGTTATGCTTATCAAGGTGATACCCTTGGTAGCGACGGTATCGACGGTAAATCCTTCACCTCCACTTCTCGTGGCAATGGAACCCAAAACTACACTGGTGGTGATGGACTCCCTGCTGACGAACTTGGTTATCAGCTTCTCGACACACGTTTTACTGGCACATCTGCTGCGTTCCTTTCCGGTCATGCCGAATGGAGCTTCGCAGATCAAGACAAAGGTATTGCAGAACTCCTGAGTAACTACGAACTGACGGGCAAAATCCCTCAGATCGAACTCAAGTTTGAAAAGACCGCTGTTGAGGCCGGAACACGTAGGCTCGCTACCCGCTGGTCGGTTGAGTTGGAACAAGACATCAAAAACATGAACGGTATCGATATCGATGGAGAACTTACGAATGCTATGTCGTATGAAATCCAAGCCGAAATCGACCGCGAAGTTGTGATGCGTATGATCCAAACTGCCTTCAATGCTGGTGCTGGCGCAGGTTTCTCCATCTGGAGTCCTGTTAGTGCGGATGGACGTTGGACTGCTGAAAGGAATCTTACCTTCTATCAACGCCTTATTATCGAAAGTGGTCGTATGGCTGCTCGTAACCGTAGAGGTGCCGCTAACTTTGTTATCGCCACTCCTCGCGTTTGCAGCATCCTCGAAATGCTTCCTGACTTTAAGGTTTACGAAATCAATGGCACCGTTTCGACGGCTGGTGTTGGTATCGCAAAAGTTGGTACTGTTGGTAGCCGCTGGACTGTGTATCGTGATACAAGAACTGAAGTTCAGAATACCTCGCTCTACTCGCCTAACTACTACTCTGGTCAAACCAGTGGTGTGGAATATGCGCTGTTGGGTTACAAGGGTTCTGAATACTATGACACTGGAATTATCTACTGCCCATACATCCCAATCATGGTGCAACGCACAATCGGACCGAATGATTTCGCTCCTCGCGTTGGACTCATGACCCGTTATGGAATCGTAAATAACATCTTTGGTGCTAATCTTT